TGTACTATAAAAATCTACGAAACTTGTTCCGCAATACTTCTTAACTAAATCAGATACCTGAGGTACTATAACTGTAAGACGGTCGTCATCCTTCTCCCCTCGAAGGCCTTCTGCGTCTTTGTATTCATTTACTGTTATTAAGTCTGCCATAGTTAAAAAGGGTGGGTTTTAAGGAAACCCACCGAAAACCTGTAATTAGCTATTAACTAGCTGCTGCGTATTTCCATCCGTGTACACAGTGAGCGTTCTCAATTAATTGGGCAAAGCCTAATCTTTGTGAAGCTACTAGTACTCTTCTTTGGTTTGCTACTTCGTAGTCAGATTCTATTGTTACGCCTCTTAATCTAGGCATTACAAAGTTTCTTGGGTATACTGCGATAGCACCTGTTTTTGTCGCTGCTTTAGTAGCAAATTCATCACATAAAATGACTCTTGAGCCAAATACTTGTCCGATTTCACCACTTAGTTTAGTAGCCATGTCGCCAACTAGGTTAGCGTCTTGGAACTCTGCATCTTCAAGTAGGTTGTAGTAACCTTCTTGTGAAACAAGATAAACAACTTCTGATGGATTAACACCATATTTGCCCATATTCTTTCTTAGACCTAATAGGTCTGCTGCAGTTAAAGCATCGCCTGCTGCAAAGATTCCACCTGAACCTCCACCAACGTCTACAGTATTGTATTCAGAACTACCGTCTCCGTTTTTAGCATGTTCAATCAAACCTTCAAATGAAGCTGCTGATGTACCATATACACCTTCAGCATTGTCACCTGCTAAGATAGCGTTCTCGATACCTCTTGCATGTGCTCTTACCATTGACTCTCTAATTAAAGGGAGAATTGGCATGATTGCATCTTCTTCAGTCTCGTTACCTAAGTAAGATTGTGAAATAAGCTTTTTAGTTGATAGTGTAATTTCTGTTAAGTCAACACCGTCATTAGCACCTATAGCGGCACCTCTAGCTTCTAAGTTTCCTTTTGGTGCACTTCCACCAGCTGTCTGTGATGAAGTGAACTCAGCATAACCAGCGTCTGGTAATACTGGGATAATCATGTTAGCAGAAGTCATAGCAATTTCTCTAAATAGAGGTGCTAAGACTAATTCATTTTGAATATCTCTTTCAATTGATGTTGATACTAACTGTTCAAAGTTAGCTGAAGATACTTCTACACCTGCTTGTACATTAACTTTTTCCATTAATGACTTAGTGTAATCTGTATCCCAACCTTTACCAGTCGCTAAACCAGCAAATTTTGCATCCATAACATCTTGTTCAAAGTCTTTCTTCCAGTCGCCGTTACCATTTCTATTAGCAAAAACTCTTTTAGATTCACGAATATTCATGATTTCTTCTGATTTCTCAGCGAGTTGCTTTTCTAGGCTATCGACTACTGATTTTAAGTCTTCTTGTTTTTCATTAACTCTAGTTTCTAGGTCGTTCATTAGCCTTTCAGCTCCTGTTAAACCAGCTTCCACTATAGTTTTTGTTTCTTCCTGTTTTGCTTCTTGAACAGCTTTTTCATTAGCTTCAACTTCAGCTTGCTTTTCAGCCGCTTCTGTTAATGCTTTTTCGTCCGCTGCCTTCTGTTCGGCTTGCTTCATCGCAATTTTAGCTGCAGTATCTTCTGCTACTTTTTTTGCAAATGCTTCAAGGTCGATTGAAGTTTCAGGAGATTTTTTTTCTTCTGACATATCAGTCTCCGTTGATGAGGATTTCTCCTCGCTTGGCTGCTCAATTTTAACAGCATCTGCTGGTGCAGTTGAGTTAGCCTGTAATATTTGTTTTTGGTACTCTCTGTATTCTTCCATAGAATCAAAAGACTTTGCTAGTCCAAAGGTTGCCCCTTGGTTGCAAGGTACTGATACTACCGATACTTCGAAAAGTTCCGCGTCTTTGATTTTGTACCCGTCAGTTTCAGTCATATACTCAGAATCTTTACATCTGAATCCAACTGAAAATGCTCCAAGAACACCATCTTTCACCAAATGAGTAATGTCACCTGCGGCTTTTGATATCTTTGCAGTTATCTCTAAGCCTTTGTCTGTGACTTGTAAATCCGTTGCTCTACCGATAGGTTTGTTGTAGTCATGGTTAAAAAGTATAATTGGATTACCTTTAAAGTTTTCCAATCCGCCTTTCATCCATGCTTCGCTTTCGATTATATCTCCAGCTCTATCTAGTGCATTTGTACTTGCAGAACCTTTGATGTTTATTCCACCATCGTCGGTTTCGCCTAAAGATTTAAAAGTACTCGTCCATTGATAAATTTTATTTGACATCTTTTTTCTCCACTTTCACAGTCTTTTTAGGAGCAACTTTTTTAGGTGTTACCTTTTTAGGTGCTGCCTTAACTGGCTTTGGTAGATTAACAGGATGTCGTTTTGCTACATACGATAAAATTCTATTCCAGCTACCGATTTTTCTACGTAAAACGTAGTCAAATACTGGAACATCGTTACCATATGATTTGTATTCAGCTAATGTCATTGTTTCAACGCCTTTTGACGCCATGAAATCTGAAAAAGCCTTTACCATCATATCTTTTGTCATAATTATTCTTCCTCGCTTGGCGGAGTTTCTTCTGGTCTTCCGCCTTCTTCTGGGTTGACTGCTGAACCTGCAATATTCGCAGGAACTCTTGGTGAATCAAACCCTTCGATTGTTTCAAGTCGTAACGCCTCCCGTGCTTCATTCGGTGTCATTATACCTGTATTTACAAGTGTGGCGTAGTAGCCTGCTTGGTCTCTCAATTCTGGTTGAAGAGCAGGTATGTCTGATACATTCTCATCAAGTTTGAAACCGAAAAATCTCTCGAAAGCATATGCTATTTTATTAGTAATAGGTAATATGGTTTCTAAATAAAATAAACGGTGGTTAGGTCGCAAGTTTGCGTTATTACCACTATCCATTAAAATTGGAGGAATACCTAAAGCTTTTAAGATTATCTTTTCGTTTGAAGCGATTCCTTCTTGAAAGTCTAAGTCTTTAAAACTAATTTCTGTTAAGTTTTCCACCTCTAGTCCACCGTCTAAAAACAATGGTCGTCTACCGCCAGACTGTGGATTGTATCTAGCAACCCAGGCCTGTAACATTCTTTCTTTAATTTTTTCAGAAAGAGTATTTGGTGACTTTAAAACTAATCCAGGTACTGCTCCATTTTTGAAGAAGTTATCTTGGAATCTTCTCATGCTACCTAGTAACTGCATTGTTCTAAGTGCTGGTTTTAATCTTGGTATACCTCTATAAATAGATTTAAATGAATTTTCTTTAATATGTATAATTTCTGAAGGCTTGTAATCTATAGTGTTATCATATGAAAACTTTTCAATATAAGTATTATCATCACTATGTATAGTTACATGCTCCGCTGGAAGATGATACAGATGTGCACCATCAAAGTACACAAAGATATTTCCATCAATTAGTAAGTCTATTAAGAGATTTCTTTTAAATGTGCTTACATCTTGAAACGGATTAGGCTCTGTGTTTAATAACAAGTCTACTCTACTTCTTCTAATATTTTTAACTACAGGGTTTGCTCCTTGTATCTTTTCTCCAACGTCGAAAGGTATCTCAGCTGAGTCATCCACTATCATGTTGACTGCTCTATTTACTATTTCTAATTGTTCGTAAGCATTTCTATAATTATGTACTACTTCTTGAGACTGAACAGTAGTGCCTTGGTCACGAGATATAACATATTGCGCAGGGTTTTCTTTAACCTCTGTGCTTCTGCCTATAATCCTGTCATACCATGCCATATTTTTGTCTCTGTATTTCAACCCACTTCTCTTGTTTCTTTGCCGTCACTAATTTGGGTCGTTTGCCGTATATACTATGTAATCTCAAGTGATGTTCATGACATAATGTAACAGCGTGGTTATATATCTCTTCTTCTTTTTCTGCGATAAAATCTGTTCTAAGGTTTAATATTTGTTCTTCTGAAGTTATATCTAGTTTGTTAGTTTTCATCCAATGCTCTAGTAACTCAGTTAATCCGTAAAAATGATGAAAGTCCAGATTCTCTGTACTTCCGCAGATGTGACATTCCGTTGCTTTATTATATTTAGACTTGGCCTTGTCACGAACATATTTTACTAAATCTCGTTTTAAATTCATAAACCTACTCGTTATAAAGATAATTTTAGCAAAATTTTAAGTTCATGTCAAGAACTATTTTTTCAAGGGGTAATTAGAATGTAGTGGCGCTTGTTTCAAATGAGTATAACGCGTAACGAATAGCGTCCGCCATGTGAGATGCATGATTATGCTTAGGTTTTTCTCTTAATAAATTTGGGTTGGGGTCCCATTGGTATTGGTCTAGACTTGCCATTGATTCGTTACAGGCTTGATGAACTACTAACTTGTCGTTATCCACTATACCTGCTACATGCCCTATGCCGTCTAACACAGACTTCTTAGCGTTTATAGTAGTAATATCATAATTTTGTGCAAAATCGAACCTTGTTTGCTGAGCAGCAGAGTCGATATAAATATAATCTATGTCCCACTTATTGATAAGTTTCTGAATCTCGATTGCATGTTGCTCAGTTGTTCTTTCCGCATCCATATACTCATCTAGTAAGTAGTAAGTTTCTGAATCCCAGTCATAACCAAATACTGCAAAAGCTGTGGGGTCTCTGTACCCTACGTCCATTCCTGCAAATATATCCATTTTAGATATCTCTATTTCTGATAAGTCTGCTATACATTTTTCATGGTTAAAAGCCCATACTTGCCCTTCAAATACATTAAAGTCTGCCATGTATTCCTGATTAAATTCAGATTCAGACATGGTTTTTCTTGCTTCTAAAATATCTTGTTCTGATATACGAGGGTTTTCGTGGTAAGTTGCTTTTATACTCGCCCATTCTGGAAACTCATCTGAGAATCCTCTGTACCAAAACTCTGCAAACCAATTATTTCTACCCCTTGGAGTAGATATAAACAGTGCTTTTGAGTTTTCTTTATCTAGTGTGGGCCTGAGCGCAACATTGAAAGCATCCCGCCCGTCAACGAGAGCGGCCTCATCGAATATGATGAGGTCATATGACCTACCCACCACCGAATCAACCTGGTTAACGGAACCCATACGTATCGTACTATGGTTTGAAAGTTCAATAACTTTATCTTTTGCATTGTCTCTTAATACCTCTAAGTCAAAGTGCTTAATTAATTGCCTTTGTAAATCAAATGAAATTTGGGATAGTGAATAGTTTGGTGACATTAACAATACATTAGCTCCTGGAACTAAAGTAGTTAATTGACCGATTATATTGGCAATGTATGTTTTTCCTTGCCTTCTTGAAACTGCTGCAGTAACAAAACGATATTTAGGGTTGTTGATTGCATTGATGATACCGTGCTGTGAACTATTAGGTGTAATTCCTAACAAGTTCATATACCCATCTATAGGTAGTTTTATGAACCTTCTGTCGTCAAATTTCATTAAGTGGTCAGAAACCACATCAGTTCTACTTATTTCAATCAATGTAGCATCTCGTCTTTGAATATATACTCATAGTCTTCTTCATCTAAGATACCAGACTCTTCGGCTTTATCATATAGATAACAATAAGCTGCGGATAATTGTTTAAACTTCTCTTCACTAACGCTAAGGTCTCTTTTCTTTTCTGTATTTAGTATTTGTGCTAAGAATTTTCCTGCATTTGTTAATCCTTCATCTAACCATAATTTTCTGCCGTCTAGTTTCATGACTCTCCTATACTTGTATTAAATCGTTTGAAATGTGGTCGTTATGTTTGGGTGGAATGTATGGCCACTTCATATATTCCCATGCAACACTATATCTATAGTCTCGACTTTTGTTTTCGTAACACCCATGTATTAAATTAGGATGAAAAAATACTGCAAAAGGTTCGTTCAGTTCTAAATCTATTACTTCTAAGTTAGATTTTAGGTCTATCCACTTAATCCATTCTTGATGCGATTGCCTAGCATGGTCAAGTATACCTTGTTTATGAGAACCTTTTATTATTCTTAAACATCCGTTTTCTTTTGTTGCTCCATTTACAAAAACATCACAACTTATTAGCTTATCTGGGTGTGCTTCAATATAATAATTGTCTTGATGCCAGTCTACCGAAAAGCCTTCTCTCGGAATCATTGGAAAAAACTTAGATATATAGGTACTTAAGTGATTTGTTTTTAATAAAGTTTTTGCTACCTTCAATAAATTAGAGTTTCTGCCTAATTTCTTTAGTATTTCATTTTCTTTCATAGCTCCCTGCAACATCATAGGGTTGTGAGGGGCATTCATTAGCCAATTACCTTGTGTATGCGCCGAAATAGTCCTTCCATATCTAGTCAAAGTGTTACATGTACGGTTAAGTTCTTCATGCTCCTCTTTATCTAGAAAGTTTTTTACTATTAAGTACCCTTCTTTACGAAATTGACTAATGTCATAGTTCACTTTTTACCATTTTACCTTGTTTGCCCAGTAAGCTGCTGACATTTTGCCTCTAGCAATGTTCTTTCTATGTCTAGCCTTGAAACTTTTACGCTTCATTTTCATTCTACGAGACTCACCTGCTTTAGGTTTTCCTGCAGTCTTAGCTCCTTTCTGTCCAAATCTTATAGTTTTAATTTTACTTCCAACTTTAGCCACTACTATATGTGACTTTGTTTTATGACCAGGTGTTCTTTTAGGTTTATTAAAGCCTCTGACTCCTGCTCTCTTTAATCTTGGGTCGCGCTTACGTGGCATGGTTATCTCCTATCTACGCTTTTTCATTATTCTGCCGACTCTTGCTTTCTTTGCAAAAGTAGCTTTTCTAGGTGATTTAGTTTTTCCAAATCTTGGTCCAACTCCTTTTGGTGCCGCACCATAGAAGCCTCCAGGGCCACTCATTGGGCTTTTTGTATTAACAAAAGTTCCAGCTGCTGCATTCATGTCTCTGGTAACACCTATCTTTAATCTGTGTTTACGGATTTTCTGAGTACCGTGTTTACCAGTAGGGCCACTTAAAAATTTAGCCATTTTCTTCTCCTACAAGCTTTTTTAACTGCTTGTCTCGAAAGATGCATTTATTCATTGATGCGTAATCTTTCAGTTTTTTAAATTTGTGAATCTTATATCTAGATTCGATTATTAGTGAGGCTACCGCTTTCTCTATACCCATAAGGTTATATGCTAGCTGTAACTTACGGTCTAGCTGCTTAGGAGTTATTATCTTCTTTTTCTGCGTGTAGTTTTTCGTTTTTTGCCTCTCTTTGTATATGTACGAACATTGGTAGGTCTTCCTCCAACGCCTTGTGCTACTTTTCTTTTTCTTCTAACTGCTGAACGTTTTTGAGCTTTACTCATAGTTCTAGCACGAGCTAAAGGAACACATTTAGGATAGCCTTTTCTTGATGTTTTAGCTTTTCCTCTTCCACAAGGTTGATACTTGCCTTTCTTTTTAGGTCTTCCAATATCTACCCACTTTTCTTTAAACCATTTCTTTAATCCGGTACTAGCCACGTCTGTACCTCCCACCTCTCTTCTTGTATTCTCTAACTAACCATGCATTTGCATATGCGCTAGGATATACTGCGAACTTTCTTTTTGTAGCAGCTTTTACTCTTGAGTATAGTTTGGAGTTAGTAGGTATGTTACGTTTTTTCTTGCCGACCTTTCTTCTTGATTTTTTTCTTTTAACTGCCATAATAAAAGTGCAGAGCTCCCCTCTCTGTGACTAAAGAAGAGAACTCTACTAGGGTATTATCCTATTTGTCCTTGGCTTTCCACACGTTAAGTGCGCACCAGTCCATAATCATGTATACTTTTTTCATTAATCCATCGTCAATTGGCGTAGGAGTAATAGCTGCTACAAAAGAGCAGACAGTAACAATTACAGGGACAATAGATATCAATTTTCCTAACAATAAGAAAAAATCTATCATATTTCTCTCCTCAGTCTATTCCGCTCTTAGTGAGCAAGACTGCTTAACCACATATTTTTAGCCGTTGTGGTTACTATTCGGCTTAAACTGGTTGATTACTTTTGCAGTTTTTCTTTCTGCTTTAATCATTTTGTCTTTTATATCGACTTTACCGTCGTTGTTTAAATCATCAGGATTCTTTCCTTTGATAAAATTTATTAGTTTCTTCCACATAATGTATTCCTATTAGGGCGGAGCAGAGACCCCTCGATATTTTTCCGTGTCATGATATAATATCATGCAAGTTTGCTTAGTATAAGGTCATCCGCTCCTAAAATTGTTCTACTTTTTCTTCTTTCCGCCTTTCTTCTTGGGTCTTCCTCTCTTCGACCCGTATGTTCCTTTGCCTTTTGGCATCATCACCTCCTTTTATGTCCACTTGGGTGGTTCCAACGGACACTCAGCCCATCTTAATTTTGTTTTGAGGGGCATAAAACATTTACATACTGTACAAGTTTTCCAAAATTTACTATACTTCGGACATTTCTTGCAAATCTCTAGTCGTTTTTTAGGCGACAACTTTTTGTTCATTTTGTTTTAGCTGGTCTTGAGTGGTGTAGTTTTCTTCTTTGTCTGTTCTTTTTCTTTGCAAGAAGTACTTTCATTCTTGCAGTCATTGGAGTTTCACCACTTACTTCTTCAGCTTCTTCTACTGCTTTTTGTAACTGTTCTTTTATCTGTTTAGCCATTAATAAATTTCCATGCTTCTTTTTCTGATTTATATTGTGTCAATGCGTTTTGGTCATCTCTCACACACCACACACCTCTTTTAAGGTATATCTTCCACCCTTCAGGTAGTTCACTCTTTACTGCTTTTGTCTTGGGGGACTTAGCCATATCTTTCTTTTCGTATTCCATTTCCATTGTTTTCTCCTAGTGCATTGTCATCATAGTGATAATGACACCGCTTAAGCTTACAAGTAAAAAACCTGCACATGCTATTAGTATAGATTCTATTCTAGTAGTCTTCTCATCGATTCTATTAAATCTATTGTCAGACTCACTTTCTATATCTTCTATCTTGTTAAAAATTGTTTTCCAACGTTCAGCACATATAGCTTCATGCTTTGCTAACTCTGACGCTACATCTTTTGCTTCCATTGTTTGTTTTCCCTTTGCTTTGTGTATATTTCCACACTTATGAAAATTATATCAAAATATAGAACTCATGTCAAGTACTATTTTCGTATGGTATAGATTTTAACTGGTTCCGACTTGCCTTTTACAGTTACCTCGTCTAAAAACTCGTATTCATAACCATCTACTAAACTGTGTTCAGATATAATTAAGTCTGCATCATAATTTTTACAACTTGACTCTAACCTTGCAGCCAGATTAACCGCATCGCCAAGGACGCTGTAATCGAAACGAGTAGTAGAGCCAAAGTTGCCAACCACGCAAGGACCTGAATTGATGCCAGCACCTGTATTAATTTGGTCAAGGCCTTCATCTTTAAGTGTTTCATTTAATTTCTCCAAAGCTATTCTCATTTCAATAGCCGCTTTTGTTGCATTCTCTATATGATTCTCGTCAGGAAGCGGAGCTCCCCAAAATGCCATAATGCAATCTCCCATGTATTTATCTATTGTACCACCGTGCTTGAGAATTATCTCGGTTTGGTTATCGAGAAAACGATTTATCAGACTTGTAAGTCCTTGTGGATTTTTTTGATATTTTTCTGAAATCGGTGTAAATCCTCTGATGTCAGAAAAAAGAAAAGTTAGTTGTTCGGTCGACCCGCCGAGTCTCAGTAATGATGGGTCTTCCTGTAATTTTTTTACTAAGTCGGGGCTTACGTACGTCCCGAATTGTTGTTTGATTCGAAGTTTCTGACGATACTCGGAAAGGAAACTCAGGAATGTATGATAGCCCCAATAAAGAACCGAGATAACTACGACACCATTAAGGTTAAGTAAGTAGGAAGATTTATAGGCATATCCCATTCCATACATAGCACCTGCTATAACTAGTATTAAAGCTAGTACAGAAAGATAGACTCTAGAGACCGTAAGAGCCAATAAGGTGAGGCCAAGTAAACTGTAGGCAAGCTGAGCAGAAAGAGTCCAGGTCGGTGCAGAAGGCGCAGTACCGTTGATAAGATTGTGTAATATATTTGCTTGAATTTCATGTGGGTATTTAGCCCCCGCAGGGGTCGGCACAGGGTTTGTTACACCCTCTGCAGTCGTGCCGATGATTACAAAAGGTGCATCAATCGGTTCTTTTAAGTATTCTAGTAAGCTCTGTTTGTAAAAGTTCGTGTTCCAATTTAGAAAGATACGACCATTCGCATCTGTATTCATAAGTGGATAGTTTGGTATTCTAATCCAATCAATACCTTCTGGTGTTGTTTTTAGCTGGTACGAAGGGTCGTTTACGGCGACTCTTAAGAGTTCCAAGGCGAAACTCGGGTAGAGTTTTGACCCTACGTTTACTACTAGGGGAATGCGACGAGTAACCCCGTCTAGCTCCGGCGTAGCGGTTACTACTCCGATTCCCTTTATTTTTGACTCCAGAGTAGACTCTGTAGGTATAATTCCTGGGTATTCGTATAGCCATGGTAATGGGTTTTCTCCTAATTGCGCAGTTCCTACATGAGGAGCTTTTATATTGCGCACTTGTGTTGATGCCGCGTAGGCTAACACAGTTGGTCTTACTTCAAGTCTTCGTACAAAATAATCATCTTGCATCGGTCCTCGTAAGTCTTTATTTGGCATTAATACTGTAATGCCTGGAACTGCCTGGGTCTGCATGATAGCATCCCCATAGACACTTCTTGGTAATGGCCATCCTCCATAAGTATTGACAGTTTCTTCGTCAATATCAACTATGAGAATGTTCTCGTTTTGAACTACTTCTGTATTCATAATTAAGTAGTCAAATGTTTTAAGTTCTAAAATTTTAAATGGATAAGGATTCCAGATTAGGAGTCCTATCATAAGTGCTGCTGTTATAAGTTTATTCATATTTATATATACTATAGACATTACTTATTACTACTATACCTAATATTGTATTTAGCCCATCAATATACCATTCATCGTCTGGGTGAGTACTAAACAGGTCTAAGTGACTCATTGTAGCTATAACTATAGCTTTTTGTAAAATTAGTTCTTCAGGCGATGGTTTCTCTGGAAGTAGAAAGTTGGTTTCTGATAAAGTATCCCTATTTTCCATAGCGTATATAGTAGAAGCAACGTCTAGTATGTTTAGTATTAAAAAGGTCTTGTGTTTTTTATTCTTAAAGTCAAAGTGATATGTTATTTCAGAAGCTTCTATTTTAGATGCGTCTTGTTGCATCTGCTCGAAGTCCCAAGGTATATCAACCTGAAGATTGACGGATGCGAATACTGGAGTTGTCGCCAGAATTAAGAATAATGTTATAAGTTTTACCATCTTGTTCAATTATTATATTATAGCTTGTCTCACCATTGAGCTCTAGTTGTACTGATTGGATAACGCTACGAATTATTGTAATCTTTTCTGCATCACCAAATGTTAAAATCTGTGTTGTTGGGTCTTGCCCAAATAATGTTCCCTGTATGTCAAACTCTGAGAAAGCTTGTGCACCTCGTGACTCTTTTATTGCAAGTGCGTCTAGTTCTTCGATAACTTCTAGTAAGTCTTCGAGAAAGTTTACATCTAGGTAATCTATGTCTAGTTCGTTAAAAGATAAGTCCTCTTCTAAATAATCTATATCGAGCCCGTCGTAAGCGAGGTAATCGACATCAAGAATATTGTCGTCAGAGTCATCATTTCCAACTTGTCCTGCAGTTTCTTCTTCATCTTTTTTAGGTGGGCTCACAATGAGCATGTTGTCTATGATGTCAAGTGTTAGATCTAATATCATCGGAGTAGTTGGTGTACTCTCCCACATACTAGTCACTGTCGATTCATATGGTTTATTAAGTATGACTTCTCCCATGGCTGTTGCAACTACAATCTCGCCACTTGGAAGTCCCATGTCGTCTGGTAGTAATATTACTAGACTTCTTCCTAACTCATCCACTGTCACAGTAAAATCTGTGCCACGAATGGCTATTTGTGATGTTGGTGTTTCAATCTTAATATTCTGTTTATTAATCTTGCCAATACCACCAGTAATAAAACGAGCTGTTCCACTTGCAAACTTCATTGACATCTGCGACTTGTTAGGGTCGGGGTCAAAGATTACTTTGTCTATTATA